CTATCACAAAGAAAAAAGTTTTACAAAGAGGCCAATTATCCGTATAATATAGAAAAGATAGACACAGATTTATATGAAAATACTAACACTTGATGATAGAACATACGCTCTAGAAAAGATTCCAGAGTGGGTCGATGAAAAACTAAGATTTGCTGTCTTAGATAATTCCGACCCTGAAAATCCAGACTTCTTTTACATTCCTTTAATTTTTTTAGAAAGCTTTAACGCACCAGCGGCTGTGTTAGAAATTGGAAAGCACAAAGTGAAAATGCCATTAGACTGGAAGATGCTTATTGGCGAACAAGGACAACCTGAAATGCATGTGTTACCAATAACTAGTTTGAATGACAGAGGATTTGATGCTTTTACTTTTAATCCTTTAAGCAGTAGCAAGCCAGACTTTTTTCCAATAGATATAGTCGACATATACACTGAGGTTAAATGGTACTTCCCAAAAATAAAGTCAGGACAGATGTTAGCAGTTCCTTTGACTGATGGTCCTAAGCCTGTATGTGCATATTTTGTAAAAGATATATCAAGACAGTGTGAACAAATAGATTACGGATCTGTATGGTAGATAAAAAAAGAAAATTTTTTGAACTTAGAAATGGTCTCAAAGCAGTTGACTTTCGAAACAAAGACTACTATGATAGGATTGATAATCATGAAAAAAGTTTATATTCACCTTACATGTTAATGAGATATACATCTAGTGTATCATCAAAAGATAAATTTTATGTAGAACACTATGTTGAAATGGTTAACGAATGTGTTAATAAAAATTTATTTGTGTTATCAAGCAAACATAAGAAATTGTGTTGGATATTAACAAGTATGTGTGGTGCACTAAAACCGCAGTTTCATCCGTGGATTAAACCAATGAAAAGAGTGCCAAACAAAAGTTTGAAACAACTACAACAATTGTATCCAAATATGAAAGAATCAGATCTTGAAACTTTGGACAAAGTAATCACTGATAAAGAACTGGAAGAGTTATTGGAGTTGCATGGTGTTGACTCTAAATAAATGTCCATTTTGCGGTAAGACTTTTACACGTGAAAGAACATTACAAGTCCATATGTGCGAGCCAAAACGTAGGCACTTGCAAAAGAATGAAAAATGGGTACAAAATGCCTTTCTAGTTTTTCAAAGATTCTATCAAATACATCAAAACAGCACAAAAGAAAAAACATATGACGACTTTTGTAAGAGTGCGTATTACAATGCTTTTGTAAAATTTGGAAGATTTATGATGCATGTCAATCCGTTATATCCAGAAAAATATATTGACTATGTAATTCTATCTAAAATTAAACTGGATCATTGGGCCAGAGACAGTTTGTATGAATCGTATCTGATTGACACATTGAAAGTAGAGCCCGTAGAGTCTGCACTACAAAGAAGTATAGCAACAATGATGGATTGGGCCGCTGAACAAAAAGCACAATGGTCAGACTACTTTAGACTTGTAAACACTAACAGAGCAGTGCAACACATACAACAAGGAAAAATATCACCATGGCTATTGCTAGGTTGTCCAGCAGGAAAAAAAATGTTAAAATCATTTAGTGACGAACAATTACAAATGACTCATAGATTTATTAGTCCTGAGTATTGGGCCAACAAGTTTAAAAGTTATCCAGCAGATCATTTGTTTGTGATGGAAACAGCTAAGGAGGCAAAAATTGAGTAGAATACGTTTTGAAAGTAACGACGAATTAGAATTTGATTTAGAAGAAGGAGACTTTATTATTCATATAAAAGCTGACGGAGATGTTGGAAAAGTTTGCATGCCTGAAATGGACAGCAAGGTGCAAAACAGTAGTGGCTATAAAAAAATACTTGATATCATAGATATACTCAAACCAGGTAGTAAAAAAGAATTTGTTGAATTCCATGAAAAACAAAGAAAGGGTAGTTTACACTAATGCCTGATGTTGATATAGATTTTTTTGACAGAGATGGAGTTTTAAAATTATTTAAACACACACCTGCTTCTATAGTAAAAGAAAATAAAACTGAAAAACATAAGACAGGTGTGTATTTCCATGCTGTACCAGAACATCCAGTTACAGGTCATTCATCCTTAGATTACAAAGTTGCAGAAGACAGAGGATATTTCAAAATTGATATGTTAAATGTAAACATTTACAAGCACGTCAAATCAGAGCAGGAACTTGTCGAGTTAATGATTCAAGAACCTGATTGGGACATGTTAAAGGATCAAACAATAGTGGACCAACTATTTCATTTGAACGGGCACTACAATATAGTCTCTACACTGCAACCAAAAAGTATAGAACAACTAGCGGCTGTGCTAGCGATAATACGTCCTGCTAAAAGATATCTTATGAAACAGAATTGGGATGATATCAATGAACACGTTTGGAAGAAACCAAAAGATGGCAGTTATTTTTTTAAAAAGTCACACGCCATTGCATACGCACACGCAATTGTTGTGCAGATGAATTTAATGCAAAGTGGTAAATATAGTTTTGATGCACAATCAAAAGATCAAAAAGATATCAAAGAAACGTAAAAAGCAAACAAAACCAAAATCACACTATCTCAAAAACAATTATCTAACTGTGTACTTTTCAAAATTGATTGAGAAGAAAAAAATTAGGTAGGTTTTCGTACTAATTGAATTGTTTTACGTTTAACACGTTTTTTGGAAATTTCCGAAAGCTTCACTGTCGGGCCTTCAACTATTTCAATATCCTTTGAATTAAGCGTGACTAAAGTTGAACGGAAATATCTAAAATCACCTTTCAAGAATATATTAATTGGTAATTTTCTATTGGATTCGTGCCACCAAATTTCCCCGCATTTTAAAAAATACATTTTATCTTTTGGTGAAAATAATCTACCATAATCGTAAAAACTAATGACATTTATATCTTGGTTTTGTACTATTCCAACATATTCTAGATCCCCCTTACGAATAAGGCTAAGAAATGGAAATTTATCCCTTAATGTTTTAAAAATTTCGTTCATGCTCTATCTATAAATACTGTTAAATATGTATTATGCAAACAGTATCAAGGTATTTACTAAATCAATTGGTAATTGCTTATGTAAGTGGTTATCATGGAAGGAATTCTAACGTGTATAATAGACGTATCACGCTACATAGAGGGGTCAATAATCCGTTAAATTTTACATTTAAAAATGAGGATCAAAAGGCCCAGGATATAGTATCTAAAACATATGAATTCAATATGATCGATACGGACTCCAAAAAGTCCGTTTTGACCAAAACTCTTACTATATTAGACGACGGATCTACTGTAAGCACCAAAGGTGACGCCAGCTGTACTATCACAGAAGGCGATCTACTAGAATTAGACGCTAAGTTCTACAACTTTGCAGTGCGAGAAGTGAAGTCGGATAATAGTCGTGAAGTTACTTATTCTGACACTGGCTATGCGGCGGCAGGCACAATTGAACTACTCGATGGAGCATATCCAGAATTTGTTCCAAGCACAAGCATTTCAACATTTTCAACAGGTGGACCATTGGCAAGAAAATCGGGTGCTATTGATGCTAGACCAGGCATAAACAATAATCAAGCATTACACACAATTGCGGTATACAAAACAAGCTTCACGGGATCGTTTAGAGTACAGGGTACAATGGCTTCGTCACCGGATGATGCTGATTTTTTTGATATTACTGTTGACGGACAGTCAAGCGGCACTATCAGTTTCACTGCAAGCTCAACGACAGATTATTTTACATTTACCGGTGTTTACCAAAATGTAAGATTTGTTTGGGGTAACAACCCCGATTCAACCACAGGAAAGATTGACAAAGTACTTTATAGAGCGTAAACTATAAAGTATGAACCTGATCCAGAACACAATTCTGACGGCTTTGCCTGCGAACAAAAAGAAAACTCCTTCTGGTTGGATATCATTTAACGCTCCTTGCTGTGTACACAATGGTGAAACACAAGACAAAAAGAAACGTGGTGGCATAATGACAAGTGTTGACGGAACAATCTCATATCATTGTTTTAATTGTGGATATAAAGCAAATTATGTGATAGGACGAAAACTAAATCAAAAGATGAGGACGTTTATGAGCTACATTGGTATTCCAGATGACACTGTGAAAAAGTTAGCCATCGAAGCAATGCGTCATGAGCAATCAGATACAAAATTTGAAAAGAAAAAATTTATAAAATTTAACAAAACTGAATTGCCGAAAGGAAGTAAGAAATTAGAAAATTGGTTAGAAAAATACAATACACTATCTACAATTGAAAAAAATAATATTGATAATCTGATTACATATTTGACTAGCAGAGGCATTGGTCCTGATTGGTATGACTTTATGTACAGTGACAGCACGTACTGGGACACAAACAAGCGAGTTTTGATTCCATTTTATTGGAGAGGTGATATTGTAGGATGCACAGGCAGAATGTTTGAAAAGTCTGATAAGGTAAAATACTTTACAGATGTACAACCAGGTTACGTATTCAACATGGATGCACAAGATTGGACAAGGAAGTTTGTCATTGTCACTGAAGGTCCATTTGATGCAATTACCATTTCTGGTGTAAGCATACTCGGTTCGGAGATAAATGATGTACAGCGAGAATTAATTGAAGGGTTGAATAGACAAATTATTGTAGTGCCGGATCGGGATAGACCAGGAGAAAAATTGGTGAATCAAGCAATCGAGTTTGGCTGGAGTGTTGCATTTCCAGAATGGCATGATTCGGTTGAAGATGTGGCTGATGCCGTGTTAAAATATGGAAGATTATTTACAATGCAATCAATATTACAAAGCACAGAAACAAGTAAACTAAAGATTAATTTAAAAAGAAAGATGTATGGCTGATTATAGTTTTGATGTACAAAAGTTATATTTAGAAATGCTATTAGCAGACGCTGAATCGTTTGCGAGAGCCCAAAATATATTCAATCCAAATAGTTTTGATCGTAAATTGCAACCAATTGCAAAATTTATAAAAGACTACATGGAAGAATACAAAGTAATGCCTGATGTAGATCAAGTAAACGCTAAACATGATATAAAATTTAAAACAGCTAAAGATCTAGATCCAAGCCATTTCAATTGGTTACTAGATGAATTTGAAACGTTTTCAAGACACAAAGCACTAGAACGTGCAATATTACAGTCGGCCGACTTGCTAGAAAAAGGCGACTATGCTCCAGTGGAGGACATGGTTAAAGATGCAGTAAGTGTTGGACTGACAAAAGATCTTGGTACAGACTACTTTGAAGATCCAAAAGGTAGATTGGAGAAACTTAAGAACTCCAATGGACAAGTCAGCACAGGTTGGCCAAATCTCGATAAGAAACTGTTCGGTGGATTTAACCGAGGCGAACTAAACATTTTTGCAGGTGGATCAGGCGCAGGTAAAAGTTTGTTCTTACAGAATCTTGCAGTGAATTGGTCAACTGCTGGTTTGAATACTGTGTATATCTCTTTTGAATTAAGCGAAGAACTGACAGCTATGAGATTAGATGCAATGATGACTAATATTCCTACTAAAAAAGTATTTCCAGAAATAGATAATGTTGAAATGAAAGTAAAGATGTTAGCTAAGAAATCAGGACAGCTACACATAAAATATTTGCCAAGTGGCAGTACTATACTTGATGTTAGGACATATATCAAAGAACTAGAACTTAAAACTAAGAAGAAAATTGACTGTATCCTTATTGACTATTTGGATCTTATGATGCCTAAAAGCAAACGTATTAGTCCGGCTGATTTGTTTATTAAAGACAAGTATGTGTCAGAAGAACTAAGAAACTTTGCTGTAGAATCTCAAATGTTGTTGGCTACAGCATCACAGTTGAATAGAGCAAGTGTTGAAGAAATAGAGTTTGATCACTCGCATATAGCAGGCGGGTTGTCTAAGATACAAACAGCAGACAATGTAATTGGTATTTTTACATCAAGAGCAATGAAAGAAAGAGGTAGATATCAAATACAATTTATGAAAACTAGAAGTTCTAGTGGTGTGGGACAAAAAGTGGATTTAGAATTTGATGTCGATAGTTTAAGAATACGTGATCTTGCTGACGATCCAGAATATAAACAGTTTGACAAACAGCGTAGTACAATATATGATTCTTTAAAACAAAAATCAAAAGTAAGTGTTGATAAAACAGATGCACAACCTAAAGTCCCGGATCCAACTAAAGGGGATGAAATAGGCAAAGTAAAAGCAACTGTTGAAGGGGGCAAGCTGAGACAACTACTTAATGAATTGCACTCAGATGAAGAACAGTAACGATATAGAATACATTTACGAGAAACTTAGTGCTCGTTACCCAAATTATTCAAATAAAAAACCTAAAGCAAAAATTTACAGTAGAGCATACACAAGTTTAATAGGTGTAATGTTATCTGCACAATCACAAGATAACAGAACTGCAATTGCTTGTAAACAATTATTTGCATTAGCAGATACTCCTGAAGAGATGATCAAACTAACACAAGACGAAGTTATCAAAGCTATCAAACCAGCTGGACTACACAATGCTAAAAGTAAAAATATTTTAGCAACAAGCAAAATGTTATTAGAAAAATTTAACGGGAAAGTACCACAAACACAAAAAGAACTTATGAGTCTTCCTGGTGTTGGCCGTAAAAGTTCTGATATTGTAATGCGTTTTGTATTTGGTCAACCGCACATAGCAGTTGATACACATGTCTTTAGAATGTTATGGAGATTAGGATGGGCAGACAGTTTAGATGAAGGAAAAGCATCTATAACTGTTAACACCAGCACTCCTGACAAATACAAGTATGGCGCACATATGTGGTTGATTACACATGCTAAAAAAGTTTGTAAATCAAGATCGCCTGAGTGTGATCCTTGTGTTATAAAGGCCGCTTGTGATCGTAGAGATATAACAATTCCAAAAAGTAAACTTCGCCAAAATCTAAACGCATAATAATATACGTAGATAAATAAAATTGCTCAAGGCAATACAGGCAAAACATAGGCAATGAAAAAAGACAAAGAACTAAACGACATAACAAGGCTGTACGATAGATTTATTAGGCAATGTCCAGGCACAGAAGATTA